CCCGCCGCAGCCGTTGCTGCAGCCCTTACAACCCGTGCAGCTTCCCGTGCAGCCACTGCAGGCGTTGGTGCACCCGCTACTGCAGGAGGCACATCCGGAGGAGCACCCGGAACAGCCATTACAGCCTGTACATCCGGAACTGCAGTAACTGCCGCAGCTTGCAGAGCAGCCTCCGCAGCCGCTGCTTCCACTGGATCCTCTGCACCCGCTGCAGGTGCTGGTGCAGGTGGCGGCGCAAAGCCCCGAGCAGGCCCCCCGGCAGGAGCTGGAGGAGGCCGTCATGCCTTCCGTGCCATAGTTCGCAACCTTGTCCAACAAGGCCCCGTCAAAGGCGGCAGGGATGGGGTCCCCCGCACCGGAAGGCGTTTCTCCCCCCGGCGTAATCCCCTCCACCAGCAAAAGGCCGGGAATGTCCGCAACCTCCAACAGGGGATTAATCACCTTTTTCCCGTGCTCCGCCAGCACCCGGCCCCCGGATTCCGGCTGGATCGTAAACTCCCAGTCCGCCCCGGAAAAGGAAGCGAGGCTCCCGTTTCCGGAGCGCCTTGCCATCTCCGTTTTCACCGCTTGCTTCAATTCCGCGATCTGTTGTATTGTCAGCATTTTCTCACCCCCAGACCGCGTTCACGGCAATCCAATCCGTTCCGTTATAAAACTTCAAAATGTTCCCATTCCCTGTGTCAATCCACCCGAGCTTCACATTCTCCGGCGCTGCTTCCTGCGCAACTAGCCCACCTTGGGCATTGAGGTATGTATCCGGCACCTTCCCGTCCGCCCCCAGGGGGGCCACGCCGTTCGCCTCGCCTTTTTCTCCCCTGCCGATGTAATCCATGTCCGGCAGCTGCGCCTCCGGCACTTTCCCGTTTACAAGGTCCGCCTTGTATAGATGATTTGCATGGATATTGTCCACCAGCTTCTGGAACAGCGGGTTGAATACCTCCTCCGCGTTGCCGGGATCGCTGTTCTGCAGCCTGCGGATTTGTACCGTATATTCCGGCGATTGCGCCGGGTTGTAATAACTCTCTGGCATCCTTCCGTTCCCCCTGTTCCTATAGCTTGCAGTCAAAGACGAATTCAAACTCTTCGTCTTCCTCTTTGAACTTCGGCAAGGTGTTCCTCAGCATATAGAGGGCGCCGTCCCCGGACACCAGCGCCATTTCATTCAGGCCCATGCCGGCCAGTTCTCCCTCCGGGACCACGATGCTGAACCGCGCCGTGGTCTCATCCGGATAGGCCGGTTCCGCAACCGGGTAGCGTCCCACCTCGTTGTGGAGGGATGCCTGCGTTTCAGAGGGGATTAGGGGGTTCCCCGCTTCGTCCTGCCCTCCGGTTCCCAGTGCAATATACCGGACAGGGGAGAGTGCCTGCAGCGATCCGCTGAGCAGCCCGCAGAGGCGTCTGCGCAGCTCCAGGCAGATCACATTGTTTTCACTTTCCATTTAAAAATCCTCCTTTTTTGTCTGTCCCGCACGCAGCCGTTTTGTGCCATCCAGCAGATAGGTCCCGTCCAGCCTCCAGACAGGAGAATGCATGGTGACGGAAGCGCCGGACCGCACCGGGAGCCTGCATGCCCACCGCAGCCGGAACGCATGGGGAAGGAAGAGGCCGAACCTCCAGAAACCCGGCTTCCAGCTTCCGTCCAGAAGCCTGCTGCCGTCCAGGGGTACCGGCTTCAACGCCCAAAAATCCACGCCCGCCCTTATGGTAAACAGAACGGGCGCAAGGCTCTGCTCAAGCAGGAATTCCGACAAATAGGGAATCTGAAAGGAAAAGGAGACTCCCGCCGGCAAAAGCTGGTCCAATATGGCCTTGATCTCCGCTTTGGAAGCCGGAGACTGTTCCAGAACCTGCGTGCCGGCGACCCGCATCCTCACCCGTCTGTCCCGGTCCTCCCTGTCGCGGATCGTGAACTCCCCCGGTCCGCATTCCATGATGTTCTGCAGCGCCACAGAAATGTCCGGCTGAGTGCCGTCCCCCCGGTCCCGGGCCATTTTATGATACAGCAGCACCCGGTATCTGGCGTCGTCCGCGCTTCCCCGCGGCTGGCCCACCTTTTCTCCGTGCAGGTCCAGGGTTTTTCCAATCGCCGTGCGGATATCCTGGCTCTCCTCCGTCAGGGCGGCAGCCTCCCGCAGCTCCTCCAGAGCTTCCGCTGAAAGCTGCAGCAGCTTGTAGTTGTTGCTCTTTGGATCCTTCCGGTATACGTCGGGCAGCTTCCTTACCAGGTCACTGGTCTTCATAGGTTTCCACCTCCACCGTCACATGCTCCGGGGGAATTGTAGCCGCCTCCATTGCCGTACAGGGGATGTTTGCGGCGGAAAACGTCTCCCCGTCCGCAGAGAGCTCCAAGCTCACCACGTCACAGACCCCGGGCACGGAGAGCACCGGACCGTACAGCCTGGACAGGATCACATCCGCTCCGTTGGAAAGCTTGTCCAGACAGGCGGAAATTTCCGCTTTCACCTGGTCGCTTCCTCCTTTAGGGAAGGAATCGTCCACAGCGATTCTGACCTTTGCGTACAGGATCTTGTCCAGTACATGGGAAAACCGGATAAGATGGGGCGTGCCGCTTTCATCCTTCACCTCAACGCCCACACTTCCCCAGGCCTTAATGCCGGCCGGCTTCCTGCGGAAAATCGCCTGGGCAATCTGCGCGTCAAGTTCCGACGGGGCAAACACGGCGCATTCAAAGGAGCCCGGAGGACGTCCAGCCGCATCGGTCTCCTCCCCGTCGTTTTCCATCACCGTGCAGGCGCGGACTCCGGAAACCCGGAGAACCGCCGCCCGGATCGCATCGGCGGTGGAACTGCCCGTGCCGGACCTGGCCTGGCGGTACCTGGTCCGGAGTTCCGGATCCGTCTCCTCGTCCTTTCCGGATTCCTCTATGCCCAAATGGCGCAGCCCGGTCACGCGGGCATCAGCCTCCACAATCCTGACAAGAGAGCCTGCAGGCACATTCCCGCTTTCACCGGGTTCGTTAGCGTAGAACAGCGCTTCCGCCGTGCCGTCATCCCCCAGAACGGTATCCTGCTCCGTGTGGAATTCCAGACCATCTTCCGTCGCCGCCAGAAAGCCCGCAGGGACAGCGTATCCCGGAAGCCCTGTGAGCAAAACCCGGTGAACCGCCCGTGTCGCCGGGTTCCTCCCGTTGAGCCCCGCTTCTATGACGAGGCGCTGCAAACTGGACCCCGTTGCGGTGTTGGGGAAGATCGCATAGTAAATCCGTTCCAGTTCTTCATAAGCCTGCGCCAGGTTTTCCACCTCAAGCCGGATATATTTCCCGAAGGGCGTTTTCTCGTCCGTCTCAATATCCGCCCCAAACAGAGCCCTTGCCCGTTCCACCCGTTTTGCCAGCAGCTCTTCATACAGGGGCCGCTGAAATCCTTTTTCCGTCAATGCCGCCATACGTTCCCCCTTTATACCATCCTGCTGCCCGTCACTGCCTCCCCGCTTCCGCTGCGGGCGCTGAAGGTGAGCAGCAGCCTCCGCTCCGAGGTCATCTCACAGGAAAAACTCTCCAGAGAAAAGCTCTCATCCACCTGCTGCAGCCCTGCCAAAAGCTCTCCCCGCAGCGTTTCCCCGTCCGGATGCTTCCCTGTCAGCAGGGCCCTTCGGTCGATGCCCTCCTCGGGGTTCCCCGCCCATTCGCCCCGGTTTGTCCCCAAGACGCATTCGCAGGTCTGCCGGAGCAGCTCGTTCCCCTCTATCATTCGGATCCGTCCGCCGCGCAGCTCCAAATCACCGCCGTGGTCCAACGCAAAGCCCTTCATACGATCACCCCCGCCACCACGCTGTCCTTGATTTCGTGATGCCCTGCCGGCGGCGTTTCGGACCGCCCGCGCCGGGCGCCGGAAATGTCCCGCTCACACACCACGCACAGGGCGATCTCCCCCGCCCGGATCGGCTCCATCACAAGATGCCGCCCCAAGCCCCCTGCGGCGGCGCAGGTCTCGCCCCAGCCCAGCTTGTACCGGGCATTCCAGAGGATGGGCACTCCCAGCACCGGGGGCTGCGGCGTCCCCTTTCCGCCCAGAGGCTTCTGCAGCGTCAACGGCTGCACGTCGGCCACCCCTTTTTCTAAATCCACCCGAAGCAGCCTTGCCAAATAGGCTGTATGGGTATGTAAAAGAGCCTGCTCAGCGATACCGCTGCCCAGGCCCCCTAAAGAATTTGCCATACCTCAAATCACCGTCAATTCCGTAATAAAATCCGTGCCGTTATACACGTGCTTTCCCTCCAGCACATGGAAGGCCCCCGTCACATCCCTTGTCCTGAGATTTACCAGAGAACCCGTCATGGCCCGGTGCTGCAGCAGCAGCTTCAGCCTGTATCCCTTCCGGATCTCCGTCTCCCCGTCCTCCTTGAGCTCCTCCTGAAAGGGCTCCGGACTCTCCAGCAGCCCGTGGGAGGAATCCAAATCAAAACGCAGCCCGTTTGTGCTCTCCCGCACGTCCTGCGCATAAATCTTCCCGCGCTGGATATAGGTGGAGATGCCGCAGGTCCGGGCGTACCTGTCAATGCTCTGCATGATTCCCCCGCTCACCGTCACAGCGTCCTCATAGATGTGATCCTTCCGCGCCCGGAACACGGCGATCGGCAGCCCCAGGCGTTCCAGCAGAGCCCTCAGAATGTAGGATGCGCTGGTCCCGGCGGAAAAGGATATGTTCTCCACGTCCTTTTCCTTCAGAGCGGGATTGTCCACGGCGCTGATGACCGTCTTCCGGTCCACGCCCACCCAGGGACTCTTTACGTCCGAGATGACGCCGGAAAAGATCACGCCGGTATCGTCCCCATATCCCGCTGTCAGCGTGACTGCCTTGTCCAGCTCCAGCCGTTCCCGTGTGGCCCGGCTTAAATTGTATACGGTAAATTCCGCCTCATTGGCGGTGGTGTCGTCGTCAAAAGGAACGGTAAACTCCAAATCCAGATTGGCAAGGTCAATAACGGACCCGCCCGCTCTCAAAACCGCTCTGGCGCCGAACAGCCCCGAAGGCGGCGAGGGTACCGATTGGGAAAGATCCTCCTTCAGCAGATCCAGCGCCCGGATCACCCTGGAATACCGTTCCCTTTCCCCTCGGGGTCCCAGCGCTTCCCCGCTGTATCTTTTGTCAGCCAACAGCGCCGCCCCCTTCGTCGTCCACGGTCAGGAACACCGTCTCCCCCAGGTTTTCCCAGGTCACGGCCTGCTCCTGCCCGGATTCATCCAGCGGCGTCAGGTCCAGCGCCGGGAAAACCCCGGCCCGGTACACGTCCCGGAACAGCGGCATCCCGTAAACCAGGGGTTCCCCCGAGCAGAGCAGGGATCCTGCGCTGTCGTACAGGCTAACGGTAAAAAAACAGGCGGTCCGGTTGTAATCCACGAAAAAGGTATAGGCCCTGCCCGCCAACACGATATCAAACCGATAGGGGATCAGATTTTTGTTAATCTCGATCCTGTCTCTCATATCACTTCCTCCTGTTCCCTACCCAAAGCCTCGCCCCCACCTGCATGGAGGTGGGATCCCCGGATATGGAAAAGGCCTGTGGATTCCTGGCAATCACGTCGCTGCAGGTGAACCCATAGGTCTTGGTGGGATACGGCGCATGAGGGGCAGCCACCAGATCCCAGATGGTGTCCCCCGCCTTCACAGTATAATAGACTTTTTCCTCCGTACTGTTTTCCTGAATCTGCTGCGTCCCGGCGTTTTGCCGCGGGTCGGAGGACTGGCCAACATAGGAATTTCTGGCAAACCTCCCGTGCTTCAGCTCCATCTCAAAGGTGAGCCCCGCCATCACACTGCCGGGGTGCCCCGTGTCGAACCTGGTAATAAGCATGTTTTTGTCGTAATTCCGCCCGGCATAGGTCACCGGTGTTGCGGTGGCGGCCAACTGCCGCAGCTTTGCCAGTTTCTGCGCCGCATCCGGCCCCACCACCTCCCCCTGCAGCTTGATCACAAAGGGCTGAGGCCGCAGATGGTCCGCAACCGCCTCCCCATCCTCCACCGGATGGCTGGAAAGCTCATATTCCTGTTCGACCCTTTCCCCGTCCTCATCGATAAACACATAGATCCCGTTGATCAGCGCCAAGCAGCCCCCTCCTTTCCATAAAAAAGAAGCCCGCCGCGTGGCAGGCCTCCTCTTTTTGATCTTTTTACACCCTGGGCTGATCGTCGAGCCCCAGAGTCTGTTTCAGGGCGCTCTGCAGCACCTGCGAGAAATTGACGTTCTTCCGCTCCGCCGCGCTGTTCAGCCATGCGGGGATGGTCAGCGTTTTTTTCACTGAAACATTTTTCACCTGCTGGCGGACAAGAGGCATATAAACAGAGATCAGCGCAGGGACTTGGTTCTTCTCCAGATGGATTTTGCTGATTGGCGTTGATTCGGGAATCTCTTCTCCATCAGCCTCCATCCCATAAATGTGCAGTCCCATCGCCTCCTCCGCGTTACGCAAGGCTTCCTCCTGCGTCTGCGCGCAGGGCAGGCAGCCGGGGAGATCAGGAAACTCGATAGAGATTCCGTCCTCTGCAAAATCCAGTATGGCGATATAGGAATACGTGTCCTTCATTGCCGGTTCTCCTTTCTGTACAAACTAGAGGGAAAGCGGAAGCCCGTCAGGGGAATTTTACCCCTGACTGCTTCTCTATGTTTCTTACTGTTCCCGCCGGGATATCCTTTTTCGGGTGGGTTACCGTTACCCGCCCTTTCTTTGTGGGATGCTTGAATTGATGATGGTCCCCAACGCAGCTCACTTCGTACCAGCCATCGTCCTGAAGCATCTTGATAATTTCCCGCGAGGAATAGCTTTTCATTCCGCCTTCCCCCTTTCACTGTACTTATTATAGCACGTATTACGATACGTGTCAATAAGAAAAGAGAAAATTTACACGTGTTTTCTTACGTATAAATCATAATAGGTATAAGAATTCCGCCCTAACAGTTATCGGGACAGGGCGTTTTTGGCGGTTCACCATAGGATTTTAAAAATTTGTTCCTATGAAAAATTATAGTCTTGAAATCCCATCCCTATCTCTGCTATTTTTTCATCCTTGACATGGATGGTCATGCTATACACTTTTCGACCTTCCTTTATCATTCTGGCGTAATCATAATGTCCTTTTTCATCTGTTTCTAAATAAACTAGCTTTCCATCATCATCTTCATAATAGGAATACGTCAAGCCTAAGCACTCCTTACCTTTCAAGAAGTCGGGGGAATGCTTTATCGCTTCTTCTACAGTATATTTTTGTTTAAGATCAGCAATATTTGCTTTCTCTTCTTCTGTAGCAGAGCGCCAGTAGATGATTGTCCAATAAAATTTGTCTATATCATACTTTTCAAAAGCTGTTGTTGCCCTATCTCCTATTTTCACACCACATCTTGTTTGAAAATCCCCGCCCTTTTCTGCATTCAGCCTCGTTAAATAGATCGAACTGTCTTCCGACGTAGGGAAATCTATCTCTTTACCACTATCGTCATAAAAGGAAAAGTCCTCTATTGAAACAGTATTTGCAGTTTGTGAACACCCAGCAAACACAAGTAGCAGCAGCAGGCAAACAGATACTGTTAAACCTTTTTTCATGCCATCATTTCCTCTCCCCATTTTACTTTTATAATATCACAAAACAAGGAAAAGAAACAGCATTATTCACATGTGGCTATACCTCTAATACCGCCGGATTCCTTCGGCTCTCCCGGGCCGTGTAATCATCCAGCGCGCCCAGAACCCACGCCCGCACCTTTTTCTCCATTTCCCGGTCTGTCGCCGTACCGCTGCCGAAGTTGGCGATAAACTGCGGGGCGTACTGGCTGTTGTCCACATAGCTTCGGGAAGAGCCCGACACCGCGGAAGGCCGGTAACTGATCTCCGGCTTTGGAAGCGGGCGGCTCCGGTCCGGCAGATCTGTTACGCCCAGGGCGCGGGCTGTGGTGCGAAGCAGTCCCAGGGAGCGGGTTCGCCGGCCCGGGTCCCAGGAAATGACGGTTTCCGGATACTGATCCTCCGCCAGCCAGGAAAGCTGTTTTTGCCGGACAACGCCGCCCGCGGCATTTTCCCCAATTGCTCCTGCTTTAGCCCCGTTCGCCACACTCTCATAGACAGTTTCCGTCCTCACGACCTCCACATGCGCCGTGATAGGGTTTTCATTAAAGATGCCCTGCATGATGTCCAAAGCATTGTTTGCCACGGTCTGGCTGTTTGCTATTTCCCCCATTTTGGGGGCCGTCAGCGTGGACGCCGCAGATTTTGCATCCATGCTCTTTACAACATCCCCGATTTTCCCATTGGCTATATAGGCCAGCTGCCCGTCGTTATTGATCGCAAGCCCCATTTCGTCCAGCAGGCTTTGCGACAGCTCCACTCCCAGATTGTTGAGAGTCGCCGCAATCGCCGGTTTCTGCTCATCCGATACGGACTGCAGCTGGCTGAACAGCAGCATTGCCTGCACCCGCACAGCGGGCTCCTGCTCCATCAGGGACTGGACCAGCGAACCGGCGGCGTCTGTCCCCAGCTGGGAAAGCATGGTTTTAACCTGCGCCTCACCGGCTACCGCCGCCTCGTTAATCTGCAGGAATTGCCCGGCGGCGGAATTGTAAATCAGGCCATAATTCGAGGCCAAAGCATTCGCCAGTTCCATCGGGATCATTTCCCCTGTTTCCCGGACAGCCGCCGAAATGCTGCCCCGATAGGCCATGTTTCCCGCAATTTCAGAGGCCATCAGCCCCCACATATGCTCACCGGAAAGCTTTCCCGACGCCGCTTCCAGCCTGTAGCCCTCTTCCAGCCCCTTTGTGATGTTCTGCGGCGGGATCTGCCCGGCCCTGTAAAAGGTCTGGGCAATTTCCTCCAGCATAGACAGCTTCGGCCGCATGGATTCGATCATCTTATCAATGGCTCCGGAATCTCCCCAATCCATCGAGGCAAACGCCTCTGTGACCAAATCGGGAATTCCGCCGGCCAAAAGATTCTGCAGGTTCTCCGGATTTTGGAGCAGCTCCTGCATCCTGCCGTTCATGCCTTCGTCCAGAGCCTTGGAAAACTGATTGAGAGGCTCTTCGAAATTCGTCTGCAGCGTCCCCAAATCCACCCGCAGGCTGTCCAGCACATAGCTGCCCCGGTTTTTCGCATCGTCCGTCAGGATGCTCTGCAGCATCCTGTCGTATTCCGCGCCGCCGTCAGGGTATTCCAGCCACAGCTGCCCCAGCGTCATGGTGAGCGAGGTGTCCGCATGGTCCAGGTTTTCCTGAAGCGCCTCCGTTGTCAGGCGGGAAACCTCGGCAAAGCTTTCCGCGTCCAGCCCTTCCCGGGGCGCGTCCAGCTGAATTTTCGCCAGCCTGCCGTGGATCTCCACCTCGGCCAGCTTGTCCGTATAGGCCTGCAGTTCCTTCCTTTTCTCTTCTATGACCGCGAATTCCTCCGCGCTCAGAATATTGTCCGACAGCGCGTCGTTGGTAAGCTGGGCCAGCTCGTCGCCCAGGCGGGTCATCTCCGCGCCGGTTTCCTCCTGGAATTTCTTCGTAAACGACTTCAAGTTGTCCGAAGCCGCGCTTCCCGGCGTCAGGGTAGCGTCGATCGCCAAAGTGGCTGTAAACTGGCTTTGCTGGAGCAGGTGGAGGCTCTCCTCGATGAAGGTCTCCATATTTTCCCGGAAGCTTCCGGTTTCTTCTTCCGTCAGCTCCAGGCCGATTCCCACTTTCCAGCCTGTCTTTTCAATCTCCTGGATCGCGGTCTCCAGATCGGAATAGATTTGATCCAGCTCCGCTTTTGCTTCCACCACCGCCCCCAGCTTCATGGTCCATCCGTTGGTGGTAAGCCGTCTGGCCACGTCCTCGCATTCCTCCATCGACAGCCTGACATCCCCAAAATGTTCCTTCAGGCTGTCAGCCGCGGCCTTTTCGCGCATGGCCTTAAGAGCTATCCCGGTCACTGCCGCCGCAGCTCCAACCAGCTTCAATTGTACAGGGAGCTTTCCAAGAATTCCCAACACGCCCTTGCCGCTCCCCAGGGATTTCGCGATCCCGCCAATCCCCTTGGTTACGCCGCCGATCACCTTTAGGGCGGGGCCCGACGCAGCAAGAATACCGCCCAGGCCCAGGAGATCGCCCTGCTGTTTGTCGGACAGGCCGCTGAACTTCTCCGCCGCGTTCCCTATGAACTCTACCAGCTTGGTTACCAACGGCAGAAGCTTTTCGCCCGCGTCTATCCCCGCCAGCTTGAGCTTATTCAGTTCCTTCTGCATTCGGGCTGCGGGGTCGCTGTCCATTTTTTCAAATGCCGTTTGGGTGGATCCCGCACTGTTCTTCATCTGCTCCAGAATGGAGTTGTATTCCGCGCCCCCGTCTTTCATGATGGTCAGCGCGGCCTTTCCGGCCTCCTGGCTTCCAAACATATCGGAGAGCTTTTTCCCGCTCTCCTCGGCGTTTGTTTTCAGGAGGTCCAGAACTTCGGTCATGGACTTTCCCTCGTTCAGCAACTCGGTAAAACCAAGCCCGGTCATTTCCCGAAGCGCCTTGTCCGCCTTGGTGCCGCTGGCTCCCAGCTCATTGAGCATGGAGTTAAAATAAGTCGTGGATTCCGCCGTGGCAATACCGTTCTTGGTCAGGTCGGCCATTGCCGCGCAGGTGTCGTCAATCCCAACATTGAACGCCTTTGCCGTGGGGATCACCCGGCCCAGGTTGCTGGCCAGCTGGTCTACCGTGGTCTTGCCGACATTCTGCGTCGTGATCAATTTATCCGAAACGCTCACAGCCTGGTCCGCGCTCATCTCATAGGCGTTCAGGGCGGAGGTGACAACGTCCACGGCTTTTTCCGTGGAGGTAAAACCGCCTTTCGCCAGCTTTACCATATCTCCGGTGAAGGCAATGGCGTTTCCGCTGTCCACACCGGCCGATAGAGACTGATACAGGGCTTCGTTGAGGTCTGTGACCGCCACGCCCGTTTCCCTGGATGTCTTGGTAATACCGGATTTCAGCTTATCGTAGGAAAGCACTGTTTCGTCGGCAATCGTGGAAACCTTGGCATAGCTGGTTTCTGCATCCATGTAGAGCTTGGTGGCGGCAGTCGCCGCCGCTGTCAGCGGGACGGCAAGCTTCGCCGTCAATTTTGACCCCAGGCCATCCAGCTTCCCGCCGAAGTTCTGGAGGGAATCCCCCATCCCCCGCAGTTTTCCCGAGGAGGCGTCCGCTGCCGTCCCAATCCCCAGCACATGGGAGGCGGCGGTTTTGGCAGGGGAGGAAAGGCCGCGCAGCCCGTCTCCCGCCCGGTCCGTGGCGGAGACGACGGAGGTTTTCATCCGGTCGGCGCTTTTGCCGACCTTTTCCACAGGATCGTCCCGCACCTCGAAGGAAATCTCTACTACGTCCTGGCGTATTACATTCTTCCCCGCCACATTATCCCCTCTTCCTGGCTTCGTTCTGAATCTGGATATAATAATCCAGCGCCGCGTTGGCTTCGCCAACCTCCTCCGGCGTCATCTGGTTCCAAACCGTGTTGTAACTGAGGCCTCCGTCAAAAATCAGCCTCCACATGGGCCAGTTTTCACTTGCCCTGTTTTTCAGCGTCTGCGTCTCCGGATTCTCCGCGAAACTTGCCGTTCGCTACCCCCAGCCCCCAGGTAACGACCTCGTTGAGCGTCTTCATATCCGGAAAAACATCGTCGTCCGCCGTAAGATGGGGCGGGTCCACAATGACATTTTCAAAAATATAGGCAGCCAGCTTTTCGTTGCTGGTCACGCCCGTACCGTCCATATTAATGGAGTCCTGCATTTTCAAAGCGGCGGAAAGGCCGTTGAATTGGGCGGTAAACAAAGTCCCGTTGAATTTTCTTTTGACCTGATAGGGTTTCAAGTTTCATTCCTCCTAAATTAAAAAAAGGGCCGCACGCTTTGCAGCGCACGGCTTTCCCATACTTTTCCTACGCGGGCTCTACCACGTAATCAAACACCTTAAACTGGAGCTCCCGGTCCTCTGCCTTGGCGCCGTTCTTCACATCCGGCACCTTGAGAATGCGCGCCTTGGTGCCTCCGAACCTCTCTCCCAGGCTCTTATTGGTTGCCCATACCGGCACCACTCTGCGGTTGCGGGCCAACTCCAGCAGGAAATTGTACTGCGGGCAGGTAGCCTGCACCGTAGCCGTCACCGTGCCCAGATCGTTGTTCCTCTCGTTGATGATCACGTCGCCCTGGGCGCCCACAACGGCCTCAAAGTCGTCCTCATCCTTCGAGCCGCTCACCATGCTTTCTCCAAATCCGGTGATGATTACATCGTCCACCGTAAAGGTGCATTCCTTTGCGTTGTACTGTTTTGTCATCCTGTCTTCCCCCTTCCCTTAAACAATGATGCTGCCCTTGACCTTAGCTGTGTGAATAGCGCCCAGCAGGGAAAAGCTGAACCTTCCCAGCGTGTAGCGCCGGGCCTGCCTGTCAGCCGCGCTGGTCTCGCTGCGCCTGCCATAGTTTACGCTGTAGGCGGGTTTTCCGCTGTCATCGGTGTCGATAATCAGGTTCCCGTCGCCGTAGCATTCTTTCATGACGGTCACACAGACGTTTTCCAGCTGGGTGATCCCGCTGTCCGTATAGGCCACCTTGTCGTTCTGGTTGAATACCTTCTGGCTCCCGTACTGAATGCGGTAGATCACATAGTCCTTGCTGTCGATAATGTCGATGTACTCGCCGCCCAGGGTCTTGCCCTCCGTGGTCACATTGTCCCCGGCCTTGGTCACAAAACAAAGGCAGCCCGCGTCATGGGCCGTCTTGATCTGCGTATCGTCCAGGGCTTCCGGTTCCAGCTCCTTTAAAATTTGATTTTTGCAGGTGTAGGTGCCGGGGTCCTTCTGGGCGATAGCCCCTACCAGGGCCGCAGCGGCATAAGCGTTTGTCCCATGCTTAAAGCAGACCGTGCGGTCCCTGGGCGCGGTTTTACCCGCCTCCAATTCCACCGTTTTTCCCGGCGCTTCAGACAGGTCCTTCACCGTGGCAAAGTACATGCGGTCCGTCTTTTCCACCGCGTCGGAAATCTCCTTGATTGTGCTGTCCGCTTCAGTCCCCGCCGTGGGCACTACCAGCTGCCGCCAATCCTTCCCCAACAGGGAGAAAACCTTCACCGCACTTTTTTCCTTCGCGCCGCATACCGCAATCTTGAACCGCTCCGTACTCTGGGCATACATCAGCTTTGCCGCATCATGGACAGGCGTCCCCGCGGGGAACACCGCGGCCACCTCGTCCGCGTCCAGGCATTCGGTATAGGGGATCTCTTTCTCCTGACCGCCCACCAGGATCAGAGGGATCCCAAAACCGGACTTACCCACCGATTTGGAAAGGGAAAGCTCCACGTCCACATCATAGGAAGCGAGGTTCCCGGTATCGGTATCCGCGCCGCCCACAACAGTATCCCCCGCCGCCGTTTCCCCGGCCAGCAGGGCCCTTGTTTTTTCTGCCATATCTCTATCACTCCTTGTTAAATTCAATGGTTTCAATGGCCCCCGCCACATCGAACACAGTTTCCTTTGAAGTGTGCCGGAGCAGGAAGGTCACATCGAAGCCCTCCCGGTATTCGTATTGGATGGAAAGAAGATTGTCCCGGTTCCCGATATTTCCCAGGCCTTGTACGACGATCCCCCGCTCTGCCAAGTACAGGTTCCCGGACTCTGTGGAAAGCCACTCGTAAGCGTCCAAAGCTATCTGTGCAGCTTGAAAGGGATCTTCGGACTGAACCGTGAAGCTCCATATCTGCGCCAGGTCTTTGAACTCTCTGCCGTCACGGTCCCTGGCCCAGCCTTTCCCATCGGAAACCACCGGCGTTGTCACGGTAAAGGACACATAAGGATAAGAAGGGGATGGCCCCGTCTGGTTGGAGGCGATCACCTCACAGCCCAGAGCCCTTTTCATCCCCTCCGCGATATCCGTCTGTACTTTCTTCTGATTCTCCAAATTTGCTCACCCACTTCAAAACGTACACGCACACGTCCGCATATTCCGTCCAATCGGCATCCTGGACCGGCTCATACAGGTTTCCCCGGTATTGCACCTTTGCCCCCTCCAGCGCGTCCGGCAAAGGCGCCGGCACATAGAGCTGACAGTCCCTTTCCGTATAGGTCCCGCCGGAATCCTGGATACGCTTCTGGGACATGGGAACGACGGCCCCTGTTCTTGTTTCCGGCTCCGGCTTCTCCAAAGCCCGCCAGTAGCCGCCCACATATTCGCCTCCGGAAGACGGCCGCAAAAGCTCAAATTCACAGGAGTATTTCCGCAGCAGGCGGGTAAAATTGAAAAGTTTCGGCATCATTCCACCTCGTAGCTGATACTTTCGATCAACCCGCCCGTGTCCACCAGAGGATTGGAGCCGCCCTTGCGTTCCCGGGTCATGGAAGCGTTTGGCGGATTGGACAGATCGCGTGCATACTTTTTGATCTTACCGGCAAGCTCCAGGCCAACCCCCTGCAAAAACTTGTCCATTGAAATCCCTCCCGCCAGGGCAGCGCTTAAATTGCCGTCGTACTTCTCCAATACATCCTCTGCATATTCGTCGAATCCGGCCCGAAGAAAGGAACGTTCGGGAATCACGATTTCCGTGGTGCCTTTTTTCAGGGGGAATCCATTCCTGGCAAACCAGGCCCGCATTTTCGGCGTCACCTTAATCCGGCAGCCGTATTCATGGATTCCGGCGAGCCAAGCGTTTTCCCCGGTACTCCCCACAGTCACCTTCCGCCCCTGCAAATCCTTTACCGCAGCCTGCATGTCTGGAAATTTGTTCTTTGCCGTGGTCCACTTTACCGCCAATCGCTCCACCGCCTCTTTGCCGGGATTACCCTGCCCTCCGGTTTCAGCCACGGGCTCAACAGGGCTTTGGCATAGGAACGCAGGAGCAAGCCTTTGTTGGCGCTGTCCATCGTTTGGGACATTCCTCCCAGGCTTTCAGACGTGACCCCGGCCGTGGAGGCCATCAGGTCGATATACTTCAGAACGAACAGCTTCACGGCGTTGGGCAGCTCCTTTTCCTTGGAAAGCGTGGTATGCTCCCAAACCCATTCCAAAGCCGCGTCCGCCATCAATCCCGTTTCCGGGCTGTCGTCCGGCAGCGGAATCTCCAGCCGCGCCCAATCCTCGGCGTTCATTCCGCCAGCACGCCGGAGGCGCGCAGCGAGGCAAGCAGAGCATTGAGCGTCGCGGCAAGAGCCGCGGCGTCCGCATCCTGCGCCACGTCCGCAACCGCCGCGCCGGGAGCCGTATATGCCTCAGCGATCCCCTGCTCCATATGGTTCAGGTGTTCCGCGTCCAGGGGCGTTTCATGGTCTGCCCAGGTCTGTTTGGTATAAGGCATTTGTCACCCCTCCTTATGCGATGGTGATAGTCGCGGTCACAAGCCCGTTGGGATTCGGGATGACCGGGATAAACACGCCGCTGGCCTTGGTCCAAACCGCCACCGGGTCCGGCGTCGCCCAACGGGTCAGGGTGATAAACTGCTTTGCCGACTTCTCCGTATAGGGACCGGCTTCCTCTTCCTCGGGCGTTACGCCCCACAGGCCCGCGCCCAGGGCGCCGCTGTTTCCAGGCTCAAACAGGCTCATGGCGTTCTCTGCAAAGAAACGGCTGGTCTTTTTCTTGCCCGTTTTCTGAGAATCCTCGTAGGTCACATAGCGCTGGTCATCCACCGTAAGCGTCAAGCCGCCGAACATATCGGAAAGCAAAGCATTGAGCTGCGCAGCGGATGTGAACACGCCCACCCCTGTGGAGCCGTGAATGGCTTTCTGGATGGCTTCGTTCTTCTGCATCAGGCGCAAAATCTTGGTGGAGGTCACGCCCTTGGTCAGCGCATGGCCGTTTTCCGCTCCAATATCCACCCACTTCTGAATATCTCCCAGAATGTCCGCCGTGGGTTCTTTCCAGTTTGCCGTCACCTTATTCCCGGCGGGTACGCCGTAATCCATCTGGATCTTCACGCCGTTTTCCGCAATGGTCACCTTGCCGGTCTGCAGGGCTTCCATCTTCATGGCTTCGGTGCGGGTCTTCACCGCTTCGGCCATATTCCCCATATCGTCCCACAGGGTATTGATCAGCGCGGTATCCTTCACCCCGTGATTCAACAGCAGACGGGCCTTTTCGGAGAGATTGATCTTCTCTTTGATCAGAAGCTTTTCCACCGTTACGCGGGTCAGGTCTTTTCTTGTGCCGATACGGGCCTCGGTATCAAAACCGTGGACCTCCGCCGCATAGGGTAAATTTGGTTCGTCCGCCAGCCGCATATATTCGGCCTCCAGGTGTTCGGTCTTCCGGTCCGGGAACAGGGCGTCCCCCATAAAGCTGCGCTGGATGGGATAATTCTGCGAGAACTCCAGCAAGTCCTTGTCAGAAATCAGTTCCAAAAGATTCATCTGTTATTTCCTCCTTTACTTCGTGGGTGTCTCGGGAACCGCAGGAACCCAATCGTCAAAATACAGTCCCTTCGCCAGAAGCGCCTCCTGGGCCTCCGCCGTAGGCTCGGCGGGAAGCTGCTTGCCCAGCAGATGGCCCGAGGTCACAATCGCGCCCACACGGTCCCCGTTGGTCACGTTGGCGTCCTCGAACAGCACCCCTTGCGCCGTGGCGTCATTGGCCGGGATGACAGTTCCCGCAGGAACGATCTTAAACTTCCCGTCCTGTTTCCCCAGGGAGGCGGGCACCTGTACGGTCTTTTTGATCAGCCCCACCTCACTCCCGATAAAATTGGGCCTTGCGGCGGTGCTTTCCGTATGGAAGTAACCGCCGGTCGCATACTCTGCCATGTTGTTGTCCTCCTTACAGTTTGATTTTTTCCGCATACCGCTTGGCGGCGCGAATCCCTATGCCGGATTCCTCCAGCTCTGCCTCCGTCCCCTTGCCGGGGATTCTTCCCGCGGACTTAAAAGTGGCTTCCACCTTTGCGTCCACATATTTCTGCACCAACGCGCCAAACGCTTTCACCCGTGCGTCGATCTGTGCCTCGTCGTCGCCCAGCACGAAATCCACCAGCTCCAAGGCGTTATCTCCGCCGTCGTCCAGTCCGGCTTTTTTGATGGCCTTGACTGCGTACATGCGGCTCCGCTCGTTCTGCAGCTCCGCCTCCCGCTGGGCCAGCTCCCTTTCCCTCTCGGTAAGGTCGGCCTGCTTTTTTTCGTCCTCGGTCATATGGGCCTTTTTCACGCTGTCCAACTCCCGGCGCACCTTTTTCAGCTCGGCTTCGGCCTCCTTCTTGGCTTCCGCCACCGCCTTGGAAATGCGCTCCGACACGTCTTCCTGCGTATCAGGTTCCGCGCTCAACGGCTCTGCGTTCCTCCCCGCGGCCTCTCCCGGCTGCATGGTTTCTGTCTCTTCCGCCATCTCTTTTCCTCCTTTGGATCGTAAACCCGCGCCCTTCCGGCGCCCTGTTTCTGTCTTTGGGTATGAAAAAACCACCCCGGCAAACGCCGGGGC